GTACGGATGGCGACCGGGAATTTTTTAAGCTTTGTCATTAGCTCTACTAGCCCATCGATATTGAGGGCGCTGCGTATAGCCATCACGCACCTCCAGTCGTGGTGGTGGTCGTCGTAGGTGCTGCCGTTGTTGTCGTGCTGGTCGTGGTCGTCGTGGTCGCTGGTGCATCTGACTCGACCTGCACAGCCGTAATGCGTAGATGCTCATTGAGACCATCAATGGTGCTGATCCCGACAATGTTCAGCGTGATGTCTCCGTAGATCATGCGATGGATCGGCAGCACATCGGTGCGGTATCGCATCGTGACCGTGTAGGTCGTGACTGATGACTGCATCAGAGCGCTCTGCGGCTCGCTGCCTGGAGTCGAGACAACGCTGGCCCAGACGGTCGCATAGGTCGCCCAAGTGCGGATCGCCTGCCCGTATGAGTCAATACTGTCGGTCGGTGACTGAAGAGCCACACGACGACGCAGATCTCCTACTACGGTGACGTAGGGCATCAGCTATACCCTCCATCGGAGTAGAGCCTGAGCACGCTATCGACTGCCAGTGGGACTTCGCTGCCAAACGATCCAACTGCTTCCCGGTGCTCGTACCAATGCGCGACGAGCATCATAATTGCGAGGCGCAGGAGCTGCGGTATGCCCGTACTGGCTGAGCCATAGCCTGCGATCCAGTCGATCTCGATTGCGCCACGCTGGAGCGGGTAGGTGACCGGCCAAATGCCGCTCGGTGGCAGCACGAGCAGGGGCGGGTTGTTGTCAAGTAAAATTTCAAAATCACCAGCGGCATACGTCATCGTCTGCTGATTGCCGTCACCGTCGTAGTATCGAATCCGCGGCGTGATGTATGCGATGCCGGTCACGAGATTAGCCTCAGCCTCGATCGCAGGTGACCTTGGCAGCTCGATGTCGTAGGGCCAGTTGTCCATTGTCAGGCGGTATGCGGTATAGATCAGGGTGCGGCTAGTGTAACGCTCTACCATGTCACGCGCCGCGCTGATCATTGCAGTGATGAGCGCATCATCGTCGCTCAGGTCCACGCGCAAATGCAGCTTCGCTTCGGCCAGCGTGACTGGCTCAGCGGTACCACGCGCGAGGATCTTGATGTTCATCGTTTCTCCACGTTTTTACGACGCTTATTGTCCGCAATGTCTAAAGGTGGTGGAGCCGGTGCTGCTGGCTCCTGATAGGGCTCGGCGAGCCCAGCGCTTACGAGGCGCTGGGCGTCATCGCCAATAATGTCCAGAACCTCACCGGGCATGTAGCTCACGAGAGTGCCTACGCAATGTATGAGTATTTTCACTCTCATGAGTCTACTCCACATTAGGTTGCTGGCTGAGTGATACGGACGATGGCTGCGCTCTGAGCCACTTTGGAGTCAGAGCGGCGCACTGCCATAAAGCCGGTCTGATAGGCATCAGCATAGCGCTCGTTCATGCGGATGATTTCAATATCGCCCGCATCACGGATGTAAAACTTGCTGAAATCGCCGAACAGAACAGTTTTGGCATTGGCAGCGATTGAGCTGGCCATTGCGTTGTTGACGATCACCGGATAGCCCAAGAGCCGCGGTGCGTTGCCGTTAAGCAAGTCGAGGAACAGTGGGCGGCTCTGTGAGTCGGCCAGTTGAAGAATGGTAGACCAGATCGACTGGTGCATCATCCATGCGCCATTCTGCTGGTATCCAAAATCGAGGGCATTGCGGCATGCCATGATATTGGCCAGCGTAATGGTGGTTGTGGTCGCGCCAGCAACACCAGCGCTGGAGCCGGTGACTACGCCCTGAGGAGCAGTCGTGCCGTTACCAGTTGCGTGGTCCGTGGCTTCTTTGCGACCGAGACGCTCGCCGAGAAGGCCAGCTACTTCGGTCGCAAGGTCCAAACCGGAGTCACGTAGGAGCTCATTGCTGAGCAGCACAAGAGACTCGGTGCGGTATGCGCCGAGGATGATCTGACCAAATGTCATGTCAGTAGCGGATGGTGCGGTGTTTTCCGCGCCGATCGCACCTGGGTTGCCAGTGTCGTCGATCGTCGGGAATGGTAGGCTATTGCCGCTCTCGGTGCGGATGACGCGAGCAACATCACGAAGCGGATTGAAATAGACGATCTTCTTTTCCAATTCCGCAAGGAATCCCTGCGGGATGGTGTAACCACCGGCACTGGAGCTGGTCGAGTTGGCGCGAGTCAGCACGATGCGATTGCTGCCCAAGTTGAGGCCTGAGCGCTGAGCTGCTGATCGGTGCTCAGGGCGTGCGTCGTTGCCGAGAAACCAGCCACAAAGAGCTGTTTCACGGTCCCGATTAGCGCGCTTGTCGTCGAGGTCGCGGGTGAACATTGGCACGCCCACTGGTGCTGGTCGTGTGCGGCGTGAGCTTGCGCTGAGCACATCGCTGAGACGTGCGCGAGCTGCCTGCTGCTGAGCTGCTGGATCTGCTGCTGGTGCTTCTGCTGGCATCTCTTCGCCAGAGACCTCTTCGGCCATTGCTAGCTCGATAGCCGCGATGCGAGCATCGTGGTCTGCGATAAGAGCAACGATTTCATCTACTTTGGCAGTCTCTTCGGGCGTCCACTCACGGGTCGATGCCGACTCATGGTAGGTCTTGGCCTGCTCTACTAGACGTGCTCGCTCTGCGAGCAGGTCGCGACGTGATACGCTCATGCAATCCTCCCTGCGCAGCCGAGCTGCGACATAAGTAATCTTCGGCCTCTCAAATGTACGCTCAGTCTTAATTGACTGGCGCTCCACTGATCACGCGACCGTATCGCGACCGTGGTGTCCGGATATGCGGGAATGGTGACGACGGAGACCTCGATGAGCTCGACATCTGTCACTGTCCGCACTCGCACTGTTTCCTCGATTGTCCACTCGTCAGCTCGCACAATGAAGCCAAATGACATTTGGTTGACATCGCCGCGCTGAATGAGTGCTAGCAGATCTTTGGCATAGCTTGTGTCTGGCGGGTAGATCTCGACGCCAAGACCATTTTTGTCGGTGCTGAGTTTGAGCGTGCCCGCACTGCGACGACCTAGCACAAGCGATGAGTCGTGATTGATCAGCGCTCGCACATCTGCGTTTTTATCCTCGAGGGTGCTGGCAAATGCCTGCGGTGCTATGCGCTCGCGGAAACCGCCTAGATCTTCGCTGAGCGGCCCGTACACGCTGGCATAGCCCATCAGGCGGCCAGCGTCAGATGAGACAGTAGAGAGTAATCTACGCTCCATTGTCGTCCTCCCTATCCATCTGACCTGCTACTTTGTTCGCCCATGTTTGCCCCGGATCTCCACCCCATAGCGCCCAGGCAATGCGGCCAGCGCTTGGAAAACCGTCTTGACCGGGTGACCAGCCCTCGCCCTGTGAATCGACGGCATGGCGGGCAAAATAACTCACCATGCGCCCAATTGTGTCGGGGCTGATGTTGCTGCCATTGCTGAGATCTCTGGCTCGAGCAACGCCTACCTCAGTGCCGCCGCGACCATATTCGGCTCGCCATGCTAGACCTCGAGCAGCCTCTTCACGCACTCCAGCAGGCGGCGAGAAATCAATATTGTCGTATTTTGCTCGACGCTCAGTGGGCATCGATCGCTCAGTCTCTGTTTTGCGCAATGGTAGGATCGGTCGCCACTTGATGCGCCAGCCATGGCGTCCACCTGGGCGGCTTGGTGGCACTAGCTCACGCTCACGCTCGATGCCACACACACGGCAGCGATTGGTGCTGCCATGCTCGCAGCTCGGGATCTGATGCTCGGTCATCGCGAGAGCCAGAGCGATCACGGCATCGCTGGCATATGCCTCGAGGTCGTTGGTCTCTGCTGGTGCCGCTGGTGCTGCTGGCAGCGCTGTAGGATCGACGACGACTGGTGCGACAGTAGGATCGGCAGGCGGTGCCTGAGCTCCGCCCATCGACGATACGGGTTGCATGTTGAGCGGCTGGAGAAATACATCTCCACCCTCGATAGGGTCGAGCTGCTCGAGCGCTCGGATCTCGTTGACGCTGAGCCATCCCCAGTTGCGGCCGATGGCGTATGCGCTGTATCTGGCTGCGAGGTCAGTGCGCAGCAGCCCCT